TATCACAACAAGTAATTTGATCTTTGTCTTGATCGTAGATTTTCAACCAAGCAATTTTTTCATTGAATGTTTTTGGATTATCTATGTCAGGCCAAGTACCTAACTTCTTTTTGTGCCAGTGTGTTGCTTCGTGTTTAATACTCATTGTATAGTTCTCTAATGACATCAATTTTTTGTTGATATGCATTAAGACCTACAATGTCCTGTGCAGTATTTTCTTCTGGAGCAAATATATAACACGTTTTGCTTTTTACTAAAATAGGATGATATCTTAAACTATGAAAGTAAGCAATCATTTCATTTACGTCTTGATTAGGTTCAAACACTACCCATGGTCTAAACTTTTCTATTGTGTTTTTTGCACCTTGTATCACAGGCCATTCATAGCCTTGCACATCAATTTTAATTAAACTACATGACTGTAAATTTTCGTCATCTAATTTTTTTACTCTAATTGTATATGAATGTTTTTTCTTTTTGTCTACAATATGTGCATTACCGCAGTTGTCTGCACTATCTACAAATTCTGCCTCTTTGTTTTCATTACCAAGACCATATTCACGTATGTCAACAGTGCCTTGCATATTTTTGCGTAGACACTCTAAATTACGTGGACTTGGTTCATAACAAATTACGTTTTCAAATAAATCTTTAAATGGATATGCCCAGATACCAATATTAGCACCAACGTCAACAAAAGTTTTAAATTCTGTAATGTTATCTTTTACTTTGTCTCTTACACGTTGTTCATAGGTTGGGTTATTTTGATCTTCGTTATCAGCAACATGACTTGTGATTTTTATTTCACTGTCCGGAACCCACCAACCATTGTTTAACTGCTTCATACTGATGCGTCTTCCATTCCTGCTACTCTTAGTTTTGTAATATTAGTAATTTGCCATTGCTTTTGATCAAGTCCTTTACAAATACCTAAATACTTGTTACGCATAAGAGCAAACTCATTAATAATTTTTTCATAATCAACTACATCTGCTTCGCCGTCTACATACTTTTCTACGTCTCTGCTACTCAATGCACGTTGATAATTTTCAAGATACTTTTTAAAAAAACTGCTTCTTAATCTTCTTAGTTCAATATTAAGATATTCTAATATTGCTTCTAACTCTTGAAGTTGGTTGAAGCGATGCTCAACAAGTCCAGGCATTGTTGCCGCCGCCTTTTCTATGTTACCATAGATTCGAACTTCCTTCTTCGCTTCAACCAATTCGTCTTCATAGTATTTGACTGCATCTGGTATATGGCTAATATCTTTTGATATTTTACTATACCACATAATTAATCCCAGTCGTCATCGTCGGCAGTTAATTCTTCGTCGATATCCAGATAGTAATTAATTGCCGCATCTAAATGATCACACGTTCCTAAAGATTCTTTCAGAGCCTCATCACTTACACCATAGTCTGCCAAAAGATCAATATATCTTTCTGCAAGTGTTTCAAGATGTTTTTTGTCTGTATGCTCTTTAAAAAGATTCCATGTATCTACAACTTGTGAACTGTCCATATATACTACTCCTCAGTAACTGGTTCTACTTCTTCGACAGGTGTGTCTTCTTCTGTAGTTACCTCATCGGATTGTTTAGCAAAGTCAATCATGACTTTGTCAAGTAGGTCACCGCCTGCTTCCCATGCCTTGCGATATTCTTTAATTTCTTCGCCAGCACTTGAAACATATTTTAGTCTGTTACCATCTTTGACAAGCATATTTTTCTTTTCAAACAAATCAACAAGTCCACTATAAGGGTTCATACCTGTTTCATAAGGAATTTTAACTTGTACGCCTTCAAAAGGTTTTGCATAACGAGTCTTCATTACTTTACAACCTGCTCTGATACCACGCACTTCGCTAATCTTATTACCTGCTTCATCTTCTTTTAGTTTCAATTTTTTCATTGCTACTACAATACTTGAAGCATATATAAATCCTTGTCCACCACTAATCTTATCATCTGGATCAAACATATCCTGCGATGCATATGTATGATTAGTTGCTACAAGTCCTACGTTGTGTGAACCAAACATATTAACACAGTTTCTTACAAGTGCAGTAAGTGCCTTAGGTTTTCTACCCATGTCACCCTTCATATCACCTTTATTAAACTGGTCAACGTCTGTTGGAGTCAACAACATACCCAATGAGTCAATTACAAACAATACTTTAGGACGTTCTTGTTCGTCCATTGCTTTGTAATCATCCATAAATGTTGAAACTGTTTTTGCAACATCATCAATCATTGACATATTAAGTTTAAGTAATTTACTTTCACTTGTGTCAACACCTAATGCGTGTAGCCAACTTTCATCAAGGGCATTCTCTGAGTCAACAAGTACTACAAAGATACCTTGTTCTTGTGCGGCCTTAACAATGTTACCTGCACAAATATAAGATTTACCTGCGCCTGATTCGCCTGCAAATACTGTTACCTTACCAAGCGGAACACCTTTATGGAAGTCACCACTTACAAGATAATTGAGTGCATAGTTTCCTGTACTAATCCAATCAGTCGGATCATTAAATCCTGCACTCATTCCTGTGATCGATTTAGTTAAGTTTTTACGAAACTTAGAAACGTCAAATGCTTTATTAGCCATTGTATCTCCTTAATATTAAGTAGGGGCTGTTACACCCCTACTACACTTCTATTAACCGTTTTGACGATTGCGGATCATTGCTAAAATGTCTTCCGCTTTGTTGTCAGTTGCTGGAGCCGCCGTTGCAGTTGCCGCCGGAGCAGTTTCTGCCTGTGCTACTGGAGCCTCAGTTGCCGCTGGAGCAGGAGCAGTCTCAGTTGCCGGAGCACTTTGACTTGTTGCAGTTGCATTTTTACTTGCCGCCGCATTTGGATCACCTGTTCTTGCCGCCATTCCCGCTGGACGGAAATACTGACCAAAACGTTCTGCATCATATGCCTCACCATCTACGGATGCTTGGAACATATCCTGCATAACTTTTACTTCAACATCACCTGGCTTCTTCGGAAGGAAGTCATTCAAGTTAAACAAGCCATGCTTGTCAACTGATGCTTTTTCTTCGTCTGTAAGTGGACGCTCTCTACGAGCCCAGTTAGAAGTTGAATAGTCTGCATAACCACCTTTAGAAGTTTTAATAATTCTAAAGTCTACACCTGAAGTGTAATCTGTTGGTAGTTCCTCCATATCTGGATCCATTAATGCAGATTTAATAAGTTGGAAAATTTGTGGACCAATAATAAATCTACGAATTGGATTTTCTGGAGTAGAGTCTTCGTTAAGACCATTCTCTGTTACAAAGCCTTGGAAGATGTAACTTCTTTTCTTCCAATACTTTCTTCCCATATCTTCAAGTGATGGATCTTTAAACCAACCACGTACTTCGCTCAAGATTGGACAAGAATCACCATACATTTCCATACATGGTACTTGTACTTGAACTGGTCTGCTGTCAGTTTCACCCTTGATTCCTGCGAAAGGAAGTTTGATCATCAAACGTTCTTTCCAAAAGAAATCTGCACTTGTGTCACCATCAGGTAAGAAACGTACAGTTGACTGTTCGCCTTCCTTCAAGTTCCAAAATGGGTAAATTGCGTTGTCGCCGCCGCTTCGATTATCAGAACCACCTGTGCGTGATTCCTGTTCTTTAAGTTTCGCTCTAATTTCTGCGAGTGTTGCCATAATTAAGCCTCCTATATTTGCCTTTGGCTGTTGTGTGCCTTGATTGTGTGTAGCACATAATATATACTATACACAAACTTACTTATAAAGTCAAGTGAAACTTTATCAAAAAAGTGAATTAGTATTCCAAACCTGCTAAAGTTTTGATTCTATTCATCTCTTCGTCTTGATTTGTAACCAACTCCTGCATGATTTCAGTTGCATTTCTAATTGCTTCTTCACCATACTTCTTTTCAACTGCTGTCATTACAGCCGTTTCACCTTTAGGGAATTGATTAGTAGTGTAATCAAAGTGTCCTTTGATAAACTCTTCTAAAGGTAATTCTTCTTCCTTTTGATGTAACTTGTCCTGTGCATCTACTTTCTGAATGCCTCCGTCTGGTGTCATTTTGACATCCATTGTGTCATCATCAGATTCTTTTTTCTTATTATGTTGATCTTTAATTTTGCCAATTTCTTCTGCACTTGCACCTTTACCAGCGGCACTTTGGATCTTTTTCATTCCGTCCTTGCCATATTTTTTAACGCCTGCTTTGTACATAATGCCACTTTCTTCAAGTTCGTCTTCTGACCAAAATTCTAAAATATCTAAACCAGCCGCTTCAATTGCTGATTCTAATGTGTGTTCTTCACCATCTGATGTTTTAAATTTAGTTCCTGGCTTTGCACCTTTGGCTTTAAGTTCACGTACTTTTTGTGCAAACTCATTTCCTTCAAAAGTTGCTGACTCATCTTGTATTAGTTCTTGTTGATGTTTAGCAAGTTCTTCCATTGAATCAAACTCACCTGTTACTTCACCATCTTTGTAAGAAATAAATTTACCGCCTTCTTTTTTAGCCGCAAGTCCGTATTTGTTCATACCCATGCTTGATACTTCGTTTGGACCTTGCTCATGTTTAGACGTTGCAATTACATTGTCCAAGTGTGAAGCAAAGTTATTTTCCATATCAAGACTTTCGTCTTCAGTGCCATTATAGTTGTCGTAGAATTCAGATGCGCCTTCATCGTCTGCGTTTGGTCCACCATGCTTTTTCATAAACTCTTCTTTACTCATGCTTTCAGCATCATCTTCCATTGCTCTTTTGACTGCACCTTCTTCTATTTCATCTTCACCTAATAAATCTTCTGGTGAAACTTGTGTAGTCTTTGTGTTCTCTTTAACAAGATTGTAAATGTAAGGAAATACACTTTTTAAATCTTCGTTAAATTGTTTGATAGTTAATTCATCAATCCAATTAGAACTTACATCTTCTGGAACTTCTTCAAGCACTTTAGATTCAAAGTTTTCAAATGCTTCTTTATAAAAGTTTTCTCTTTGTAATTTATGAACTGTTTCTTTTACTGTATCAATTCTATTGTTCACAATGTCCATGTATCCGGCAAGACCCTCTGCCATTACTGCTGAACGATTCATGTAAGTTTTAAATGTACGTAATTTAGAAAGTTCTTCGCTGAGTGATACGATGTGCTTTCCAAAATCGTCATACTGTTTTCCGCCTTCACTTACGTGTGTAGCCATTGCTCTTGCACCATTAAGATGTCTGTAAGGATACTTGTATCTTTCTCCTTCAGCACTTTCTATATAAATGCTGTCTATGTTATGTGTTCTTCCTGCTGGATTTTCAAAGTCAACTGGGCCTCTATGCTTAACAATCAACTTTGCATTACCAATGTCTTGGAAACTTGTTTTCGAAGTTCCGTACATTTTACTTTCACTCATTGTATTTTCTCCGGGTCTGTTTGTAGATAGATATTGATAATCTCTTTTATCTAAATTTGATTTTGTTATATCTCTTGTGTCAAAATTTAACATACGCTTCTTTGCAAATGTACGCATTTCTTTCATAAAATTGTACCAGTTACTTCTTACAGTATCTTCGCTCTTTTCAATTAAGTCGTTGTTATATAGCATTGTTAAACTGTTTTCGTCTAATGTTACACTTACTTTAACTCCTTCTTTAAAGTCAAAGTCAAAAAATCGTGCTTTAGAAGGAACATTAGTAATAGTAGATTCATCATCACCAATGGTAATTGACGGATAACGTCCACGAATCTTGTTAAACAGTTCTTCTGCAATTTTCTCCAAGTTTATCATATTAATATTTATCTAATAAACGCCTGTTACAAATATTGGCATAGGTGGGTCATAATCGTCATCATCACCGTCAGTTGAGCGAAAAGAGTTGTAAACCCGTGGATCCCAATCCTTTAAAACGCCCATCATGCGAATATTCAACAGCACAGCACTAACAAGATCATCTGTTTCGCCTGTTTTTGCTTTATATCCAGTACCACTTGCTACAAATGCCTTAAGTTCTGATATTAGTGCTTTACTTTTGATAGACATTTTGTCATTTTCAATCATGTTTTTAAGTTTTGAACAAGCACTAATTTTTGTTCTATGCGTTGTATTAAATCCTTTCCTAAATTTTCTAATATGTCCTTTTCTAATAGGCTCACTTACAAATAGTCCTGGTATATTTTCTTCGCCTACATCATTTATTACAATTAGTACTGCTTCACCAATACTATTGTTTTCAACACTCCAGTATATATTGTTTGCCGCAGGTGCTTGACAAAAATCATTAATATAATTTGCAATGTCTTTTAATATTCTTACTTGTCCTGGTATTGCTGTTTGATTGTGTCGCCATTCTGCAACTTGTGAATAACTTGGTAATTCAAATACTTGGATTGCGGCATAGTCTCCACCTGTACCCATTGCAGGATCAAGTGAAATGCTGTATGTCATTTTTTTATCTAATTTTTTATACCAACGTGTTTGTCCCATATTCTCCATTGGATCAACACCTTGCAGTGAAGCAAGTTTTATACTATTAATAAGTGTTTCATCGAATACAAGGAATTCACAACCATACTCACGTCTAAATCTTTCTTCGCCAATACGTCCTATTTCTGTTTCTTTCCATTCTTCATCTCTATCTGGGTGTGCTTCCCAGCCTACAGTGTATCCATGAAATCCGTTTGAACCTAACTCTTGTTCGTTACCGTTAGCATCAAATTTATTTTGCGACTCTTTCCATATAACTGCAAATGTATCTTCGTCTGAGTTTGGTGTACTTGTAATAATAGCACGACCACCTGTTGCAAGTGTAGGAGATATAGAAGTCCAAAATTCTTCTGCTATATTAGGATTAACAAATGCAAACTCATCACAGTATAGTAATGATATAGACATACCTCTACCAGTGTTACCTGTTGTAGTTGCACTTACAATTCTACTACCATTTTCAAATTCTATTGAACCTT